TTTGAGTCCTTGGGTACTCTATTTTCAGCTTATCAAAAGCTATGGCAATCTGGCGTGCTGCCCAAATGTCTGTGTCTACTCCTGATTCTTTTCGTATTGCCGATAGGAGTTCTTTTTCTTGGATCCTCATTTTTGTTCGTAGTTTTTCAGCTAATTCCACTTCTACTCTAACACCTCGTTGTCTCATCTTAATTAAGTTAGGTAGTAACTTAGATTCCATTTCCCATACAGTAGTTAAACTTTGTGACTGTATTTCTTGTTTAAATCTTTGCCATAATAGAAGCGTGAGACGTGCATCTTGTTCAGCATAATAACCAACATGTTCTGCAGGTAACATCCACATCTCAGCTTTAGGATCTACCCCATGGTCTGCTGCTGCTTGTTTCAAATCAGTCTCTGCTTTTAACTCTCCTAAATAATCTCGTGATAAATTATTTAAAGAAAAAGAAAATCTATTCTCATCTATTAATGCAGCGGCTATCATGGTATCAACAATCTCTCCTTCAACTTTAATACCTACCTGTTGTAACCAACCTACATCGTACTGAGCATTATGAAATATTTTAGTACAAGGTAAACTGCATACAGTTTTCATATAAGCTTTCACTTGTTCTGGTATCATGTTACCGCCTCCTAAATGACCAAATGGATAATAACCTTGCCAACCTTCTACAGCTACAGCAAAACCAATAATCTCTCCTTTACCTAAAGCCCAGCCAGCACCTAAACCATTATTAATACCTTCATCTCTAGTCTCTAGGTCAATAGCTATTTCAGTAGCTCCTGTTAAATCTTTATACTCTGAAGGACAAGACCAGATATGTTTTTTAAAACTCATATTAAGCTGTAAGCCACCCATTATTTTTTATCCTTTAGTTTTTTTATTTCTAGATCACAGTAATGTTTTATCTTTTCCAAATCTTTTATTTTATCTTTGTTTAAATACCTACAAACATATTTAACAACACACCCTTGAAAGAAAGAGAGATTGTTTTTTGAAATAAATTCGTAAGGTTGTATGGTAAAGTTTTTATAATGATTGCCCCCTATTTGTTTATTCTCTGGGAAATCGTCTTTAAATATATCACTGTTTGTCATTTTTCTCCTGTACATATATTAAATAATCTGCACCCAATGGGTAATTATACTTATAGTCAGTTCTTAATAGATGTAAAGTTTTTCTTGCCCTAGTTGAACCTGTGTACCAAACTTTTCTTTCGTTAATTTTTTCTTCAGAGTTCTTATGTTTAAATGATGATGGGTAATTACCTTTACCATATAATACTACATTATCCTTTTCGTCTCCCTTAACTGAGTGTATCGTATCTATTATTATAACTGGATCTTTATTTAATTCTGCTTGACCATATCGTTTAAGTAATCTTATGAAGTGTCTTATTTGATTAGGCTTAAAGTTTCTTCTTAATATCCACCACCATTGTTTAGTCTCGGCTTCATCTGGTAAATCTAAACCACACCATTCTTTTAACTCTTTAAAATCATATTCTTGAAAGTCTGGTTGGTTAGACCAAAACTTTTCTGCTCTAAATTTAGGATCAGATAGTTCTCTTATATACTGATACATAACTTTGGCCTGCATCTTATTTAATTTTTTACCATTACTTAAATGTGTCCAGGCTTTAATAGCTTCCCATTGTTTAACATCAAAACATTTAACATCTTTATTATCTTTAAAATATAAACCTGCATCCTTAGCTAACATCCTAAGTTCATTAACACTACTATTTACCCTACCTAATATAAACCAACTACCTTCTATTTCATTAAATGGTATCTCAGTAAAATTTCTATAGCTCTTAACAGATCCTTCTTTCTCTGTATGTTCATATTCTTTTTCTTCACTATCTAATATACCCCGTCTTATTATCTGTGAAAATTTATGGATAGCTGCACCAAATCTTCTAGTCTTTCTTAACTTTACTTTTCGACCTGGAAAAAAAGTAGTAAAGTATTTTGGATCTGCACCATTCCATTTATATATACCTTGGTCATCATCCCCAGCTAAGTATATTCTTTTTACTTTATCAGCCATCTTATATATGACTGACCACTGTAATGGTGTGAAGTCCTGAGCTTCATCTATAATTAAAACTTTAAGTGCTGGAAAATCTATTTCATTAATAGCTCTACCAATCATATCATCAAAGTCTATAAAAGGTTTTTCCCCACCATGTTTTTTATAATGCTCGTAAGTTTTTATCTTTCTAAAAAATACATCTAATGAATCTTTTTTGTAAGACTCTCTCTTATAGGCTTCACTAGGCTCAACACATAAGTTTCTAGATTTACTATATATACCTAAAGACCAATCTTTATATAAGAAATTATCATCAGCTAATCTTTGATCACTTGTTTTAATTATCTTAGTCTGTAATGCAAAATCAATTGTACAATCTTTAGGATCAAATACATCTTCAGAAAAATATCTTCTGCAATAAGTGTGTAATGTTTTAAATCTGTAGAAGTCCTCTGTAGAGTATAATGGAAAAGCTTCTGTTGCTCTAGCTACTGCAGTATTAACCGCCTTGTTAGTAAAAGATAAGAAGGCCATCTCACTAGGAAGAATACCTTTTTTTAAATGACCCTTTAATACTTTTTCAATTAAGGTGTGTGTCTTTCCTGTACCGGGTGGTCCAAAAATCTTTATGGTTTTCTTATAAAGGCTTTTAAGTTTTTCAAGTTCTAAATTTTCCTGTGTGGTAGTCATCATCCATTTCAGTTGGCTCTTTATTTTTATTTTCTTGTTTAGATTTTATTTTCATATGCTCAACAAACTCAGGCATCTGAACTTTCCATACATTCTTAACACCCTCATGATACTCTAGTCTTTCACAGTTTAAAACATCTAAAGCTTCTTTAATACTTTTAAATATTTTTTTATTACCATGAAATCTTTCTAAAGTAATTTTTCTAAAGTAACATTCATTTGTTTTACTATCTAATATTACATAGTTATCTTTTAACTTATCAAAGTCATCTTCCTCTATATGATTTTCAAAGAAGTCTTTTAAGAAAGTGTACTTCTCNTCTTCAAGTGTATCTTCATATTTCATTAAAACATTTTCTTGAGCNCTAACTACTAACTCTCTTAATANTAATTCAAATGGTGCTGGNCCAGACTTAGGTCTAGGTAAAGTCATCCAGTATATNCCATACCTTAATAATCTTGTTCTCCAAGACTTTTCATCTTTCATATCTTCTGGTGTCACAGAAACTTTATGNCCTTGATACTCAAAGGTAAACTGTATTGACTTAGTATCTCTTACATATTCTATATCTTTAAAGTCCTCAATCATATCTGGTACTTGAGAACCAATACCTAAATTTCTAAACTTACATTTTTCTTTATCACATAATGGTGTGTTACATTTTAAAGCATAATTCTTTTTACTTACTGAGTTAGCTACTGTACTTATAACTTCTTTCTCTGGTAAGGGAGTGCTAAATATTTGTTTGTTTCTTTCTAGTAAAATCTCAGTAACTTCTTTTTTGGTAAGATTACCATCTGCTTTCTTCATTTCTAAAACACCCATATTAAAAAGTAAATCGTTTCTGTGATTACCAGTCCATGGTTCTGATATTAATTTTTGACAACAGGGTGGATATTGTTTCCAATTACTTTCTGGTTCGTATTCTTTAATTTTTAATTTAAGTAAATCTTCTATTGCTATTGTTTTCTGTTTAGCTAATTCTAAAAATCTTCCTATCAATACTGGACTATTGTTATCATCATAAGCATGTTCAGTAGTAGCATCCATATTAAAGTATGGCATGTTCATACATTTGTTCATTGGAAAAACTTCTAATGATTGAAAGAAAACATTATTCCATTCGTGTAAAACTTTTAAAATATCTTTTATAGGTGTCCAATCTTTTAGAAAAATAAATAAATGTAAACCACCAGACTTAGATCTAGCAGGTATTAAAGGTAGTTTGTGTTCTCTAATAATATCTACAATTTTCTTTTCACTAAAGCCTTTATAATTTTGTGGGTCTATATCTATACAACCCCATTTAACTACATCACCATTCTCAGGTTTTATTCCTATTCTTTGAGCACCTTCTAAGTGATCCTTCCACAGTTTAAGAGTAACAGGTTCGTGAACCGTGAAAGTTTTAGCAACATGCTTGCCCCGTTCATCTACCTCTCCAGTGAGAGAGGTAGTGATGAACAGTTCAGAGTTACCCTCAAATAAATTTAAGAGTTCCCTTTCCATTAGAACGGTGTAGCGCTCTTAGGTTCTTGTGCTTTATTGAGATCATCAGAAAAGTCTACTTTACCAAAGATATCACTCTTCATTGCTGATTGATAAAATGCTCTAGTAGTTTCTAAAGCTTTAAGATCCTTTTCAGGACTTAAGTATTTATCAAACTCAACAACCCAACCATACCAAGAATTCTGTGAGTTAGATTCCTTAGTAGTGCTTAGTCTGTAAGTGGTAGCCCAAGTAGGAGGTCTGTAAAAACCTTTAGCCCCTTGTACTCTTCTTGATTGCATCATAGAGTTCCAAGTCTTAGACTTTTTCTTTTGTGTAGACTTCATAGTTATCAATGCTTGTTCGATTGGACTGTAATTGTCATCCAACAAATAAACAAAGTGATTACCAGTATCCTCGATATAATTACCGTTAGGCAATCTATCTTTATTGTCTGCCGACCTTGTAGTTTGAGACATGACAGCTGGGTCAGTATGAATACCTACTGGTCTTCCTGGACTGTCTCCTTTATCTTTCCATTCATTAAAAGTATTAATGTAAAGACAAGGAACAACTATCACTCCTGTTTTACCTTTCCATACAGATCCTGATGTCTCACTCCATATGTCACCTTGTTTAGCAGTGTCCACATGTTTACCATCACTTTCATCAAGCACCGGTGAGTTTGCATATAGTATCTTTAGGATTGGTAGTTTTTGGTCCCGAGCTGTTACAAACTCTTGACCCTCACCAGATAGGGATTCTAAATCCATACTTGCTGGTAAGTTATCTGCTTTTTTTATAACCTCTTTAGCTTGAGGTTTCGTTTGCTCTTGTGGCATTGTTTACTCCTTCGTGG